GCCACGGAAAACCATCTCGACTGTCGATGCAGATCCGTAGCCCCACACAACGCGCAGGAATGGCAGTGCTGATTTGTCGACCCAGGTCGGGACATACGCGCTGATGTACCATCCTTGATTGGCGACATAACTCGCAGTCGTTTTGACATACTCTGCATTGGCTGTGCCCAGTGTCGTTGCTGTCAGGTAATAATCACCCGCCGCGTTGATCTCCATCTGCTTCCAGACAGACCCCGTCACGAGCGTGTAGGCGCTTCGTGGCACTCTTGCATAAAGTCCACTGTAAGTGCTTGACCATGCTTCGGTGACAGGGAGTGGCGCTGGCATCGCCGTGTTCGTCACGCTGTCAAACCAACCCGTCGAGTTGGCACGGTCCCATGAAGTACCGTCGGCACCAACACACACGCGCCCTAAGCCAGGACGTGGCTCAGGACAGTCGACCTCGACCTTGAGCGGCCAGTTTGTTGCCATCTAGATTCTTCTCATTTCAGTGACCAGGTTTTGTCGCCCTTGCTGGATCATCATCTTCCGCATTGCGCGCTCGAGGTCCGTCGATGCCGGGATCAGTGTCTGCGGGATGATACCAACGCCACCAGTGTTCGTCGGGTTGTTCCCTGCGTTGAGTTCCGCAGCTGTTACGCCGATCGCGCCCAGGCGTCCGCCACCGAATGTCTGTTTTCGAAGGTCAAGCAGATCTCGAGTGGAGCCGGTGTTCTTCGCGATCTCGAACAGGTGACCTTCCATCGACTTCGCCATGTCCACAAATGCCGCCTGCATCCTGGCCGCATATGCCGCGATGTCGACCATGGTATTGATCAGGCCTCCACCCTTGCCTTCGGTGCTTTTACCAGCCTTCGCAGCTTCTCCTGCTGCTTTGCCGATGTCGGTCGTGGTCGGAGGTGTTAAGGCTGGACCTGCGCCACCAGTCTTTTCTGCGCTTTTCTCCATCTCATCGTAGATGCGACTCATGCCATAGATGGCAGCACCAGCGGCCACAGTGCCAGCGACGACCTTTGCAATACCAGCGGGACCGGCGAGCGCCTGGATAAATGCCTCACCTGCCGCGATTGCCTTAAGTGAGTTTGCGAGACCCTTCATGACCTTGGTCAACATGATGATGCCATCGACAACCTTTATCGCTGTGATGGCAGCCATTGAAGCCGCCAGACCCATAAGGATGTATTGAGCAGCGGAACCTCTTTGCGTAACAGAATCAAAGAACTTCGTAATTTGTTCAAGGCCCTTGATGATATGTGGAGTCACAAGAGATAGTCCTGCACCAAAGATATTGCCGATCTTTTCGTTCATTTTCTCAAAACTGTCGACAATGGTTGCAAGCTGAGAGTTTGTATTCTTAGCCATTCGCTCCGTCATGCCGCCGTACTTTTTATCAATAATGCGGAACAAGGCATCGAGCGTTTGGCTCGCACTCGAAAGCAGGGTTCCGTTTTTATCGAACGTGATGCCCTCACCTGCAAAATCCTTTTTGCCCAGTCCGAACATGCTAAGAGTTTCGCTGTCTGGCATGATGCCTTGGTTTAGCTTGCCCATCATGTTGACCAGGGATTTTAGGTGTTCCTCATCGGCACCGAATGCGGCGCCGAGATCCGCGAGTTTCGGGAGTGCCTTCGTCGCGCTGATGCCCATTGCCTGTAAACCGACAGCAGCGTTCGCGAGCTGCTTCGTGGTGAAAGGTGAAGGACCGGCAACCTCACGCACTTTAGCCATAACCTTCGCCGCTTCTGCTGCGGATCCGGTTACGACTTCAAGTCTTACTGCCAGCTCTTGAGCGTCTCCGCTTGCAGCGAGTGCAGACTTACCGAAGGCAATCAGGCCACCCATGGCACCGAGTGCCGCGCCAAGACCGGCAAGTTTCGACAGCGAGTCGCCAAAGCTTTGAGCCGACGCTTTTGTATGATCTAAGGAATCAGCTGTCGACTTTGCTTCAGTCTTGATGGCCTTCAGCGACCCGACTGCGTCATTTGCGCCAGAGACCTTAAAGATTATGTCGAAAATGCCGAGCGCCATTAGAATGTCCTTTTTGCTATGACCGACATGACGGCCTTGACGATCTCCACAAGCTGATTGTCCCAGACCTCAGCAGCCCATGCGACTTCGGCGAACTCATCCAGGCTCAAATCGGTCTCACGGGGATGACGCTTGAGATGCCGCACACTTGTGTACAGAATCGATTGCGCCACCCCGCTTAATCGTTTGGGACTTCGTCTACCGCCGCTGCAAAGTCAATTGGGAAAGCCTTCGCGAACTCCGCGACAACATAGAGGTAGATGTCGGATCGGTCACGAGCCAGCTGCGCGAAGCGGCGTCCGGGATTGATTTCACCGTCACCAGCCTGAATGACATAGCACCTTGCCATAATCATCAAGATCTGGAGCATCTGGTCCGGAAACTCAGGGTATGCAATCTTTAATTGTTTCTGGACTTCAGGTCGAGGGAACAGATCGGATGCCTTCGGTTCACGGAAAACGAATGAACCTGGCGCTCCGATGAAGCGCTCGATGTCGACCGAATAGTTCGGTCTACCTTCTAGTTTAGGAATGTCATCAAAGATTGAACTCAAAGTTATGCTCCGTATAGACCAGTGATTCCGCTGACTCCGAGCTTGATTGTTGCGGTCTCAGTCTGTGTTTCTTCAGGTGTCAAAGATAAACCGGCCTCAGTGACCATGCCGAAATACTTGATGACAGCACCAGCCACGGATCCAGATCCATCCAAGTCTACATCGATTTCACAGCCGTACCCGAGTTTCGATGCGAAGATTGGTCCAAGTGCACTGTCGACATACAGTTCGATACTCAGTGAGCCAGCCTGTGTCGTAGACAGTGATGCCTCATATACCGCGCACAATGCCGTGGCATTGACCAGGTTCTGCGTGATAGTCGATGAGAAGCTCTTAGCGAGACAGACGACAGAAAGTGCTGTCGTGGATGGCAATGCGATTGTGTCACCAGTCAAAGCAGCAGCTGTGAAAGTGACGGTTAAAGTTACATCTTTGGCGAGTAATGGACGGGACATGTGGATACCTCTATGGACTTATTGTGGCGACATACAACTGGCTGATGCCATTGTCGACGCGGCCATCCTGGCTCACGTCTATTGATGAGCTTACGCTCGAACGATTTAAGAAGAATGGCGGCGTGGTGCTTGACACTGTCTGCTTGTTTAGAAGCGTGTCGATGCGGTCCACGATGCCCTTGATACGTGCCATCGAGACAGCACCAGACTGCGTGTCCCAGCACCACACCTGATGACTTGATGTGGTCACTATGCGGCCACCACACATCGACGTCGTGTCATCCTGGCCAGCGTCAGTGTGACGCACGACGATGTATGGAACCTGTGGCTGTCGGAGGCTGATCGGGTCCTTTTCAGGAGCCAAGTACAAATAGATACCTTGCTGATACGATGGCGACCTGTTATCGACGGCCAGCAATCCCTGAAGCGTTGCATCAGCTGTGAGCGTGTCATAGATCCACTCATCCACGACTAAGGATTCAACCATTGAAGTACTTCCTCACCACGCCTGTGAAAACATTCCATGCCTTCGTGGATGCTGGTATCGCGAACGGTCTATTCTTCTGGAACTCGAGTATCTTGCCATAAGGCGCCGCGATGCTGATCACATACTCGTATGCATTGACCCTACCGATGGTGATCGATGTCCGCAGGAATCCTGTACGCACAGCTGGTGCTTGTCCTGGCGCGGATGATTGATAGACTGTCCCGCCGACCTTGTACCTTCGCCCTGACTTTGCGCCTGTCATGAGCGCGATCATGCCAGTGTACGAAGCGCTCACTGCATTCTGGAGAAATACAGATAGCATGCGAAAGCGCTCCTCCGCGTCGTCAAAGCCTGATAGGTCGACCTTGACGGTCACGGTGCCAGGACCTCGATGAGCAGTGGACCGAAGCGGCGCACGGTAGTCGAGACAGTGAAGGACAAAGTTAGGCGAATCATAGCTGCTGTTGGATATGCAGCGGGGTTCAGGATCGTCACAATGCCTTGTGAGGAGAGAGACTTCGTGAGCGTGGCTGTTCCTGTCACGAAACTATACGCGACGCCTGTGGCGGCTGTCGTGTATGTTGCCGCGAGAGTGCCTGTCGTGATGTCAATCGGTGAGCCGTTGTCATCGACCAGGCGCAAAACGTACGTGTGCCAGTCTCCTGTCCAGGCCGCGATCTGCGTGACCAGTTCGGGATCTTCGGTGATCTGTAAAATGTTTACGCTCATACTGGCCTCACATACAATCTTAGCGGTCCAAAGATCTGCGTGTCGGTCGCGCCTGTTGTCCTGGTCACAAGCACAGTGTACGTGCCAGACGTGTTGGTCACCGTAGTCGTGAGACCGAATGTCAGGCGCCCATTGTCCGCATACGTCGCGGTCCCGCTGTATGTGGCCACGAGTGTCCCCGCTGAGCTGTAGACCTTCGCTGTGACGGTCGCGGAAGTGATGTCGATGCCTGTGCCATTCGCGTCAGTGACCTGGACATCGATGCTCGTGGCAGTGCCCACATTGATATCGAGCGGCTGATCAGCGCCGAGGCCATCAGCGAAGAGTTGATAAGGTCCGATGTGTACGCTGGTCGCAGCTGTAACTGGAGTCAACAGATCTGCACTGATGTAGTCCGTGCCGTTGTGAAGTAGAGCTCCAGAGAGTTCCGACGCAGCTGCTGTGCTGTCCACAATCGCGTGGACGTTAGCCTGGATGTGGAACGATGTCCCGACATCCGCTGGCCGATTGTCGACCGTTGTCTTTAGTGTTCGTGCTCCAAACGTGCTTGCTGTTGTGTGCGAGGTGTACGGCTCATCCCATACCGCTGCGGCTGTCTGCGCCGCCGTCAAGCCACCACTACTCAGCTTGACCGTCATTACCGCACCGTTAGTACCAGACGCACCACGTACAACAATAGTCACATCATCAGCACCAGCAGCCACAGCAGCATCAGGAATGTCCAATCGATACACGCCCGGCATGTTAGTTGCATCTACCTCGGCAAAACCACCAGATGTCCACGCCTGAGCGATTGTACGGGCAACCAAAGTAATCGCTACGCTTGCAGTGCGTGAGCGGTTGTATCGGGCTGATAGGCCGCTTGTGGAGGCTGTTAGCCCTGTAGCGCCTAGGTACAGCTCGATGCTTTGGGATGTTGAGGCTGGAGCGATTGTGATTGTCGCTGCGTTTCGCTCGGTTGGCAGATATTGATTAATAATTGATGGATTTTTAAATGTTACAGCACTTAAATCAGGGATTGTGTTTGACCACGTATTGCCGTAAATATCTGTTGCAGGTGCGCCGGATGTTGTACCTGTACCTTGTGCTACACCGGCAGGGTATGGAGCATAAAATTCGATTGTGTATAAACCAGATAATGTTGAATAACCAAAATCAAGTCCAGCTACTCCGACTTTACTGTTTGTACCACCCGTAATACCTGAGAGTGTAATTGCAGTTGAATAGCGGTTATAATCTTCTACCACGCTGCTAGCGTTGGCTATAATCCCTGTCCCTGATCCTGCAATGAAATTGCAGTTATAAAAATAGGATTTATTTGTCGTGTTTGTTGTATTTATGTACACACCATTAGCTGTATTGAAAATGCAATTATAAACAATCGCACCATTACCTACACCTGTTTGTGAACCGCTTAGTCCCTGTGCTAAAACAATGCCGTAGCCATTTTGATTAACAAAATTACAATTATTTACTGACAAGTTAAAATCATATAAAGTACCTGTATTGGTGCTGATAACCCAGATTGACGTGTAACCACCATTAAATATACATTTCTCAATGGTTGCATTTATAGCAGTTGAAGTTGTTGATGTGATTGCAAATGAATTTGTGCTTGCTCCACGATTACCCATAGTAAATATACATTTTGAAAATGTGAAATTACGTGCATCTGTTAGTGCCATCATTCCCGCAAGAGAAGGCGTTGCATAGCCTTCAAAATGTATATTCTGAAATGTAAAATATGATTTACTTGCTATTGTCACTGTAGACGCAGATGTAGGTAATGCATCATCAAGCAAGAAGTTTGTTACGCGAATACGTCCCGTGGTTACACCTGTAAACTGCGCCGCTGTTGGGTCACCAGAAACGACAAGGGTATTTGAAACGCTGGGAGTGATTGACATTGTGACGGTGCCACGATATGTGCCAGGCGCAATGTAAATCGTGTTTGTTGCATCTGGTAATGCTGCATTTGCAAGGGCATATGCAACCGTTGCCCACGCCTGATTTGTCGCTGGCCCAGTTCCCGTATTTGCATTATTGCCGTCGGGCCTAACGTAGTATGTAGCCATTATTCAGTTAGTCCATTCGCAATTTCTTGAGCCATAATTACTGCAAACTGTTGCAGTATTGGATACTGAAACGATTCATCCTGCGTGACCCACCAGACATTAATACTGGTTCCGTTAACTCCAAACGTTCCTAGCAGGTTGCCGTTGTCATCTTTAATATCACCAAAGACACGCCAGTCGGTAGACGGTGCTGCTTCCTTTTCAATGCGGAAGTTTTGCAGGTTCATTTGCCCACCTTCAGCGCGTTCGCTTGCGTACCGCTAAACGGCATCGTCAAGAACGCAAGCACACTAGACACCGCAGCGGAGACACCCGCCGCTATCGCCTTCGAGCCGTACAGTGCCAGCACTGCGCCCAGCTCGGCGAGGTCGTGTGCTTCGGATGTGCGTACCCCATCACCAAAGACCGAGGTAAATGCAGCTGTAAAAGCCACGATCACAACGATCACTAACCGCTTGATTGATATGCTGTTCATCTTTGTATGATCGCCTCCAACGCTGACACTTTGTTCTCGAGTTTACCGAGTCGTTGCTCGATGCGGCGCACTTCCTGCTGCTGGCCATCAAGCGTTGTGATTATGTATGCGACCTGAGTCTCCAGGCGCGTCAGCCTGACCATCAGTGCCACCCATGCGGCACCGATACTAACG